GTGGGTGGAGGAGCAAAAATTGTTGGTATATATGGCGCTTCGGGTGACCCAAGAACAACATTCAGTGGCTATTTAGTCGCCTAAGGAGTAACCATGATTTCAGGCCAAAATCCTCTAAGTGCCGTCGGCGTTAATGCGCAGTATCCTCCTAATACGATACAACAGCGACGAGATCCCACTCCCAATGATTCCATGAATGTGAGCCTTAATGACTTCTGGCTTAATACAGTTACGACTGGTTTATTTGTTCTGACGAGTCTTTCTGAAGGTATAGCAGTATGGGCATCATTGAATGCTGGTGCAGCAGATAATTTTCCTACTAATAGTGGAACTGCTATTCCTGTAGGAGGAATTCTTAATATCTTTGGATCTTCTGGCATACTTACCTCAGGATCTGGAAATACAGTAACTATTACTCCAAATGGATCAATGATTGCTGAAACACTTACGAGTAATACAGGTGGTGCAGTATCACCTCTTTTAGGAAATATAAATATCGTAGGCGATGGTACAACTATTACAGGTGTAGGTGATCCTGCTACACATACTATTACTTTATCTCTTGTCAGTACTGGTGCTATAGAGACTCTTACTGGTAATAGTGGTGGTGCTATTGCACCTACTGCTGGAAATATTAATTTTGTTGGTACAGGAAGTATCTCTGTAGTAGGTGATGCTGCTACACATACGTTGACTATTACACCATCTGGATCTCTACCGGATGAATTTGTTGCTGATATTGGAACTGCAATACCTATAGGTGGAATTCTTCATGTTAATGGTTCTCATGGTATTAATACAGGAGGCGCTACCAATATTCTTGTAGTTGCTATTGATAATGCTATTACTCTTGGAGATATAACCCCTATTACTGGATCGCCTGCTATTACTCTTACTACTGGTGATCTTACGATATCTTCAGGTAATATTAATCTAACTAATACTAATCATGCTGGTACATCAGGACAAATAAGGTTAGGCAATCTGGCTTTTGTAACTAACTATGGAACACAAAATACTTTCCTAGGTGGTGCAAGTAATACTACATTAACCATTGCTAATGCCGAAGATAACGTTGGAATTGGTTATGGTGCTTTAAGTGCTTTAAGTGGTGTATCCGGTGTAGGATGTGGTAACAATAATGTTGCTATAGGTGCATTTTCATTAACCAGTTTTACCTCTGCTCCTATAACTATTATAGCCAATAATACTGCTGTAGGCGCATTATCTGGCGTCGCCTTAACTACAGGATATAATAATCTTTTTCTTGGATCTGGAGCGGGATCTGCAACCGTTTCTACTGGTTTAACTACAGGTAATAATAACGCTATCATTTCTTTAGGAATGGGTGCTTATACTTCAAGTGAATCCAATAATATCTTGCTAGTTAATGCTGGAGTAATTGGCGAATCTAATACGTTACGTATTGGTACTTATGGTACTGGAACACAACAAATTAATAAGAGTTATATAGCAGCTACATATAATAATTATGGAACTGCTAATACTTTTGTTGGTGAACAAACAGCTAATCTTACTTTTACTGTCGCTAATGCAATAGGTAACGTTGCAGTAGGATATCAAGCCCTTAATGCTTTAACTGGTTCTGTTGGTCTAAAAACTGGATCTAATAATGTCGCTATTGGAGCCCAATCGCTTTTAAATTTTACTTCATCAGCTGCACCTAATGTAGTAGGAAGTAATACTTGCGTTGGTACTGGGTCTGGTGGTTATCTTACGACGGGCAGTGCTAATACTTTAATTGGTAATCAGTCTGGTACTGGATCATCATTTAGTGTAGGTATAACTACTGGTATAAATAATGTTATTTTAGGAAATCTAGATTGTGCTTATACTTCTAGTGAGAGTAATAATATTCTTATAGAAAATGGTGGAGTTAATGGAGAATCAAATCATTTACGTATAGGTCAATATGGTGTTGGTGCTGGTCAAGTAGCGTATACTGATATCGCCGCTTGCTATAGTAATTATGGGGTAAATAATGCATTTGTTGGAGTAGGTGCAGGTAATACTGCTTTTAACACAAGCTTTTCTCAAAGTTGTACTGCTGTAGGATTTAATGCTTTGATGTCATTAGCAGGTACAAATATTGCTAATGGTAGTGCTAATACTGCTGTTGGAGCTCAATCTCTTACTAATTTTACTGCATCTGGTTCTGGTGGTAGTTCTCAAGGAAATAATACTGCTGTTGGAGCTTTCTCTGGAAGACAAATTACAACTGGTATAAATAATACTTTAATTGGTGTTGTAGCAGGTTGTAATGCTAATGCTTCTGCAGGGATTACTACAGGAAATAACAATATTATTTTATATAGTGCTGCTTGTGCTTATACTTCTTCTGAAAGCAATAATATCTTATTAGGTAATCCTGGAATAAATAGTGAAAGTAATGCTCTAAGAATTGGTGTATCTGGTAGTGGTGCAGGACAACAGAATGCTACATTTATCGCTGGTATTCGTGGTACTACTACTGTCAACAATAATGCTGTAGCGGTACTTATAGATTCTGCGGGTCAACTTGGTACTACTTCTTCATCTAAGCGCTTTAAGAATAATATTAAACCAATGGCAGATCTATCTACCAGGATCTATGATTTAGAACCAAAAACGTTCTATTTCAAATCAGATCCAATGAAAACACTCTCGGTAGGGTTAATAGCCGAAGAGGTACATGAAGTTATGCCTGAGTTGGTTGTATACAGTGATTCTGAGTCAACCAAGGGATTACCTGAAACAGTTCGATATCACGAGCTGCCAGTATTACTACTTAATGAGATAAAAAAGTTACGAGCTCGCATAGAACAACTCGAAGCTCGCTAAGACCATCATTACTTACTCTTTCTAGTTCTCCCGCTGCCGTGAGGTATCGGGAGATTTTGTTTTATCACCACCATACATTCCCGCAACCACGCAGAATGTATGGTGGGTCTTGCCTAATCACCCAATCAAGGGTGTTTTAATAAGGTCTTTTCATATTCTTTAAGGCATTCTTCTTTGAACTTAGAGTCATATATACGATCTTTATAGATAGCAGTAAGTAAATATCCTATAGGATGCCAATCAATCTCTTCTTTGCCCATTTGTATGAATAGGATATCTCGTATATCAGCTTTATAGGTCCATAAGGATCCATAAGGAGCATAATCAAGATTGGTTGGCGCTACATATCTATCAACATCGTACATCTAGTCTCCTTTAGACTCCAAGTGTTTTCTGTGTCTCACGAATTCGACCAAGCGTACTCTCGAAATAGGTATGTGGTAAATAAGAGAGATGAGATACTTTCAGCTTTTCTCTGATCTTCTCCATGAGGAAGTCTTGCTCAACTTGAGGGAGCTTCTTCATCTCTTTATCAAGGATAGTGTACTGATCTTTAGATACTAGATTACTATCGTGCACTTTTGGAGGCTGTTGTGCGTTACGATCCATTTGGCTTTCTCCGTCATCGTCGCATTCACCATCCACAACGCCAATAAGGGCACTATACGAGTAACGACGAAGATAACTGATATAAGAACCAAGACTCTGAACATCGGTCTTTGCAGGAGATATTGGAAGCTCACTTTGGATCCATTGGCCACTTGTATGCCCTAACATAGTATAGAAGTTCCCACCAGCCATCCATTGGCTTACACATAAACCATTCTTAACGAGATGAGGCCTAGATACGCGTACAATCTCAGCTAAATCAGCATAGTTACTCTTAAAGAAAGGATTTGCTGCTTTGCGTCCTGCTATCTCTATCTCGCCTTGTGCTTTAGATAATGCAGTAAAGAGTTGATCTAATTGTTCTGATTTATTCATTGTTTCAATGCCTCTTCAGTATGGATTAACATTCTCTGTAGATTAATGGCTTCTTTTCTCATTAAGCGGAACGTTTCTTCGTCCGGAGTATTGGCACCCGAGATAACATCTTCCTTCACGCTCCGGGCAAATTCAGCGATCTTTAACGCACATTCAAGAAGACTATCACAGTGATTGATTTTGTTTATAGACATTATGCTTCTCCTCTATCTGCGCAAGGTTGGCAAAAGTTTTTATCTTGAATAACACAGTATTGGTAAACCTTACCATTATGGCATATATCGCAAAGATCTATTGATTGTTCGTACTCATATTGTTCTTCTGCAGACTCTGCAAGATATTGTAAGTAATCATTCCAAGGACAAGACATATTATCCTATCGTCTTAAAGTACCAAGCTTGTGTATCTTGTTTTCTGTAGAGCTCAAGATTTATACTCTTGAGTTCAGGTATCTTAGCATAATCTACAGAACCCTTACGGAAGGTACATGTATAGACAAATCTGCCACCCTTAGAAGACAACCCCTCAGATATTTCTTTGAGGTGTTCAAAAGCTCTCCTTTCAAGCGTTTCATAGTGTTTACGAACCTGTTGTATCTTGAAACAATTCTCAGCAATCTCTATCCATTTTTGATCTCGAATCTTATGATCTTCATAAAGATCCGGCAACACTAATAATATTTCTTCCATGGGCATCCTTTACGGGTTGAATTGTTAATTACCCATAGAGTACCATAGATTATATATATGTCTAGATATATGTTAGATAAGATTGCTTGAGGCTGGAATCGAACCAGCCGCCCCTTGTTCTTCAAACAAGCGCTCTACCAACTGAGCTACTCAAGCATTTAGATTTGGTGGAAGCTGAAGGATTCGAACCTTCGTAGGTATTACCCTAACGCATTTAGCAAACGCGCGCTTTAGGCCACTCAGCCAAGCTTCCATAAGGAGATGGTGAGATTCGAACTCACGGTACGCTAGGTACAACGGTTTTCAAGACCGCCGCAATCGACCACTCTGCCACCTCTCCACATATTTTATTTCAAGTAGATTTGATGAGGCCGCATGGTGCCTGCGAAGATATTTGATTAATCGCCTCTTCAACGGGCTGCTTATTAAGCGCGGCATCTCCATAGATGGCCCCATTCATTTCTTTAGTGCAATCCTGAAAGAATAGTATAGTCCTAGATTGATTGCGTAGTTTTTTATCACTCCTTAATAACACTAGGTAGAAGCTAGTATTATATTGAAATGCCGCCCCAACATAAGCCCTATGACATTCTTTCAAAGATTACATTTGCAAAGTTATTATTACTACGATATTCTCATCAACATCTTCGATTAACTGAAGATACAAGTTCGAAATATCTCAAAGACGTTAAAACCACAGCCGGGGTTTTAATTCCCGACTGCTGGAGTTAACATTCATCTTGGAAGATGAAGATCGAATTTGCTTTATTATGACATCTACTTTTTGAATTGCTCTTTAATAATGTATGTGTTTGGCGACGCGCATTATTAAAGAAGGAAAAACGCTCCAAAGGGAGGTTTAATTTGATTTCAAATAAGCGTACAAGAATCTGGGAAACACGTCAAGAAGCAAATTCAAGAAAACTGATTCCGATTCAGTCTGTATCAGATTATCCTGATCATTATTTCAGTCATTTAAAGCCTTCAGAGAGAGATGTACTCCTGTATATCATTAACAATTCGTATCGTCTTCCTGAACTATGGATGAGTCAATCTACCATAGCTCGCAAGACAGGATACTGTAGAGAAGTAGTTAATAGAGCTCTTGGCAAGTTCCATGAAGATGGTCTTATTTATTCCCATTATCGTCATATGAGAACTAATACGTATCGTCTTGGTGATTTTGTTAAAACTGACAAAATACGTACGTTATTAGCTCGACTTATGCCTGCTGTTTTCTCATTCTTTATATTGCTCTGTCCTACTCGTTCAGCAATGATGGGAAGTATATCTAGATCCCTCATGCAAAGGCAAGTCACACAATCGAATGAATATATTAGGAATAAAGAAAGATATTGTTTATCTAATGATAATGTAACGTCGAAGAATCCAGTACCTCCGACAGGATTTAGAAAAATTGGAGCATTCCTATCAGTTGGAAACACGCCAACGCCTATCAAAAAAGATAATCACTCTGAAATCGATCCCAATCATCCAACCTTACTAGCCTTGAAGGCGAGATTCGCTTCATGGAAAGAACCAACTACCAATAATGGGAAAGACCTGCTATGACACAACCGGTTCAAAGCCCTAACACTGTAGCACCGTTCAACCCAATAAGTCCTTCGATTATGGCAATAGAATCGCTGAAGTTAAGCAGTTGGGGGCGCATCAAGCTTTCATGCTTTGCGAGTAATGCTATAGCATATGCTGATAAACAACTGCGTTACGCCCCGATTTCTGCGGATCCCTTTAAGTCGTTTTATGCTTTGTGTCTGGGCTATTCGGTCGATAACAAATTGCCTATCGATTATGCTAAGACAGAAGAGTTGGCCAAAAAATATACTATGCCGGCAAATCCCAACTTCCTGACGGTGGTTCCGGCAAAAAAGGAGATTGCGCCGCGAAAACAGATACAAGAGAACTATGGACCACGTCCCCAAAGAACACTGGATCAGATAGTTGAGGAAACAAATCAATTTACTGATTGGCAAAATAGCGAAGCAGGAGCAAACTTCAGAAGGCTCTTTGGTGATGATATAAAGAAGCCATTTTGGTTACATGAGATGCGAGATTAGGAGTAAATAATGAAAGCAGTAGAATGTATTGCGCCACCAATAATCATTGAGAAACCTACTGATATGATTGGTAGATTGCATGCTTTTCAGAAAGCTATTACTGAACATGATGCAAATTGGGATAGGAATGAATGCAAAAAGAATAAACATCGTTCTAGATATAAAGTATTCGTCAATCCGCAGATAGCTATAATGATTGTTGACTTTAAGGAGTTCATTTCTAAAGATACTGAACATTATAAGCCAGAACCAGGTGAGATAGGATCAATTTTCAAGTTACGATTCTTCCCCAAAGAGAATCAGAAGCAGAATTATGCTACCTGTCTCATCCAACATTATCTTGATGATAAACTTACATGTACTGTTGGCTTGCTTGATTTTAGAATAACTATGAATGACGAACCATTTTGAAGCGCATTATTATACTTTCTGGTATCCCACTACCAAAGAAGGAAGTTCGTTCGTCTAAGGGTCGTTTTTATGATCCTAGAGCTCTGCATAAGAATGCTCTTCGTTATGAGATTATGTGTCAATCAATTGGTCTTAAGATTCTCACTGGACCAATAAGACTCTCGATTATTTTCTTTATGCCTATTGGTTCTTCTTTGAGTAAGATCAAACGACAAGAACTTATTGATCAGCCACATATATCACGACCTGATAAAGATAATCTAGAGAAGCTTATATTGGATTGTCTTAAAGGTATTGTCTTTGAGGATGATTCTCTTGTTTGGTATTCATCTTCTAAGAAGATATACTCACTAGAACCTAGAACAGAGATAGTAATATGGGAGAGTAATGATAAATAATATCCACCAAGGATGTTGTCTTGAAACAATGAAGCAAATAGAGGAAAAATCTATATCTATGGTCTTTCTCGATTTGCCTTATGGTATTACAGAGAATCATTGGGATAAAAAAATTGATTTGAATCTATTATGGAAAGAGATAGAGCGTATCATTAAACCAAAAACAGCTATTGTTTTTACGGCCACGCAACCCTTTTCATCTGAATTAATACAGAGTAAATCGAAATGGTTCAGGCATGAATGGATATGGGAGAAGGACAATGGTTCTAATCCTTTTTTGGTTAAAAAGATGCCATTTATTGTTCATGAGCATATCCTTGTTTTTGGAAAAGAGTCACCTTGCTACTATCCCCAAAAAGCACAGGGGAAAAAACCCTATCAAATAAAAGTAAGTTCAAAATTTTCCCATCTTTCAGATCGAACCTTGCGTATTCCTATAGATAATAAAGGAGATCGTTATCCAAGATCGGTGATAAAGTTCTCTCGAGATTACGGTAAATCAATACACAGTTCTCAGAAACCTGTAGCGCTTGTTGAGCATCTTATTAAAAGTTATTCCCTTGAAGGGGATATTATATTGGATCCGGTAAGTGGTTCTGGCTCTACAGCAATAGCAGCGGTAAAATCTGGCAGAAACTTCATTTGCATAGAAAAAGATCCTATTTATCATAAGAATTCTATTGAAAGATTAGATAACTTTAGGAAGGATGCCCATGGAAAGAAATAAAAAACAATCTATCGATCTGAAAAAAGAACAAGAATCTATTTACACGTCTGATATGAAAAAAACTATACAAGAATTTGATAGGTTAGAAAAGCTTATAGACAATGCATATAGATGCGAAAAGCACAAAATCACATCAAAGAGTAAGTAATGGCACGCAAGAAAAAGGAAGTTAAAGAAGAGATACCTTGGACTCGATTTATTTATAATCCTAAAGAGATCCAGAATTCAGTACTCGATGATATCATCAAAGATATGCTCGAATGGTCAACTAAAGAAGATTCATTTCGTATAACTCAATTTATGGCCGATCGGTTCATATCGCATGGTAGTTGGCATGGTTGGAGAACTCGCTATGCTCCTCTTGCTGAAGCAATAGATATTGTGCTTCAACGCCTCGCCAATCGCCGCGAGATAGGTGCCCTTACCGGCAAGCTCAATGCTATGGTAGTAATGCGTACGCTTGCTATGTATGACCCTATGTATAAGATCCACTATAAGTGGGAGAAAGAACAACAGCAGAATGTACTCAGCAATGAAACTAGGATAGTAGTATTGGAGAAGTTCCCCGAAGCAAAGAAAAAGGAAATAAATAATGGAGAGCGAGACCCAATCTAATATCATCCACGTCAATAAATTTATTCCAAGAGCATATCAACTTCCGATCTGCAATGCACTAGAATCAGAAGGTGGCAAATACCGTAAGATCTTCTGTTTGATGCCTCGTCGTTCAGGTAAGGATCTGCTTGCATGGATACTTATGATTCGCGCTGCTATTCGTTCTGTAGGCACTTACATCTATTGCCTGCCCTATTATCAGGATGCTCGTGGTGTTATATGGGATGCTATGACATCGAATGGTGATCGCTTTTTGGACTACATTCCTCGCGAACTGACTTCGCGTATCAATCAACAACAGATGCAAGTTCATCTTATTAATGGCTCTATTATTAAGCTTTCAGGCAGTAATGCTTATGATTCAGCTCTCAGAGGGCGTAATGCGAAGATGATAGTATTTTCTGAGTTTGCGTTTGCAGATCCGGATGCCTATACGCTTGGTGCCCTACCTATTATACGAGAATCGGGAGGATCTATTATTATTCTATCTACTCCTTCTGGTAAGAATCATTTTTATGATTTCTATACGATGGCGAAGAATTCTCCAAAAGAATGGTTTACCTATGTACAGACTGTTGATGATACGCAACACATCTCCATAGACTCAATTAACGCCGACATTGCTCGCGGCGAGATTTCTGCAGAGAAAGCAGCTCAAGAATACTGGTGTTCATTTGAAGGCCAAGAAGGGGCGTATTACTCTAAGTATATTAATAAGATGCACCTTGAGAATCGTATTGGTACCGTTTTATGGGATCCTTATCACAAAGTATATACCGCATGGGATTTAGGCATCCAAGATCCAACAGCTATTATCTTCTTTCAGGTAATTGGGCCCAGAGTGCTGATTATTGATTATTATGAAAACAATAATGAAGGCATGGAACACTTTGCAAAGGTTATTCAATCTAAGGAGTATCGTTATGCTGGTCATTTCCCTCCGCATGATATAGAGGCGAGAGAATCTGCACGAGGATTAACCAAGCGAGCACTTTATGCAGAGTTGGGTATAGAGTTCGAGGAACCAGTGAGAACAGGCGTATTAGACGGAATTGAGTTTGTTAGGCGTACTTTCTCTAAGTTATGGATTGATAAGGACAAATGCTCTCATCTTATCAAAGCCCTCGATAACTATCGGGCTAGGACATCTATTAAAGCTCACACTTCAGAGAAACCACTTCATGATCGCTGGAGTCATGCTTGTGACGCTATGAGATATATGGCTTGTGCATTGCCCATGATAGCCATACAAGGTTCTCCGGAAGAACTCGATAAACGTTATAAAGAGTCGATGTATGGTACCAAATCAAATCTACCCTCAATCTTCCAGGATAATAATCAATCTGGTTGGTATTAATCACTATTACCCTTTACAATCACATTCAGTATAGTAATATATCTCTATATATTATAGCAATATGTATAAGTAATTACAAGGAGACTCTATTGAATGAAAAGCGCTTTAGATCAAATCAATTAGGAATTAAGATAGATAAGAAATATTGGAAAGATATTTTTGAGCAGTTTATGAATAATCTTGGTTATTCTCGTGTTAAATTATCCCAAAATATAGGTATCTCATATGTAACGCTTACCAAGATTATGTATGATCCTAATCATACCAAGATCTACTCAGGTACCTTAGCCAAGATGCGTAAATTTGTAGAAAAACATCAATATTCAATACCTAAGGATGTACAATGAAATTAGTCCTGTTGTTTTTACCCTGCTTTATGTTTGCTTCCAACGCTAAAATAACGATAGCATTTAAAGATCGTGCTATACGTCCACCTACCATATCACCTATACCACCAATACCCTACTCGCCACGACCAATTCCTGCTACTTTAGTATCAGTTACTTTCCCATTAAGAACTTATTCTTACTTTGCGGAGTTTGTTAATACTATCTAAAGGAGATTATATGAAATATCTAAGTCTGTTTTTATCAACACAAATCTTAGCATGTTGCACTAAGAGTTCAGTAGCAATACGAGAAGTAACTCCACGTTCAATTGCAATCGTTAGACCTACAGTAACAGACTTAGATCGTCATCATGTACGTATCCTAGTGCGCGATCACCGACGCACCCACCCATCATCTTCAGCAGTAATGACAGATGCTGCAATAGCTTCAAGACACTTAAGAACACACTCCCGAGCCATAATGCCATTAACTACGGCACTTGCTGAAGTAGCGGGAGAATAATAAAGGAAAAGTAATGTTTAGATGGTTTTTTAAAAGATTATATAGAGAAAATAATGCAACAATTACTTTACAAGAACTTACTAATCAACGACTAGAAAAAATTGAAAAGTACTATGAATTGCAAGGACTCAAATCTTTAGATAAAGATAGAAATTTCTCTAAACCATGTTGTAAATTCTTTAGAGAAGAACGAACTTCTGATTAATGTTTGGTAAGCTTAAATGAGTTACTTACGGAAGGCATAAGCATGAACAAAATTATTGATTATCTAACGATAAAAGAAGCAGCAAAGTTTCTTGGCGTGGTACCAAATACGTTGAGAAACTGGGAAAGAGACAAAAAGATTAGCACGTATCGCAACCCTCTGAATCGTTACCGGCTTTACAAAAAAGAAGATCTCGAAACACTCCTCAATAACATAAAGCCTGCGTAAAAAATGAAAGCTATTATCTTTGCTCGTGTTTCCACACCAACTCGAGGGGTTCATAAAGAAATACCGCATACAAAAACATAAATTTCTTCATGAGCATGGTAAATGGGTACTCAAATCAGATATGGATATGATTATTTCTAAAGAAAAGTTAATGCTTTAATCATTATCGATTCTAGTTGAAGTAGTTATTAAGAACGACAAATTCAGGAGTACAACTTGGAAATAAAAAGTAGACATCTTGATGAAAAATATAAAGAAACATTTGAACATATATTCAAAATAATTGAAGAATTGCCTGAGCACGAGAGGGGTGCATTAGTAGCAACTATAACTTCTTATTATTTTAACTTTAAAGATGTATCGGCAGAAGATAGACGGCATCGATTAGCGATTCTTGCTACACTTCATGATCAAATTTTTTGGATTATTAAAGAGATTACGTCTAAACCAATTCTTAAAGAATATTATTATAACATGGTTGAGAGATATTCGAAATTATACAACGAAGAAGAGAGCAAATGAATTGGATGCGTTTACCTGATAAACCAGAAAAAAATGACGATACTTTTTGGAAAATAGACGAGGGAGTTGAGAAGTTATTTAAGCGTATTGCTCGTATTGAGGAGAATATGCTTTCTTTGGCCAGTAGATGCGAGAAGATCGAGCGTCTTTATAGCAATTGTGTAAACAATAAGACAACCGCTGATTACATTCATAAACGCATATCCAATATAGAAGAAAAATTTCAGTTAAAGGTGTTTCATCATGAGAAAGGAAGCCGTGCGCCGATTAGTAAAATCGAGGAGAAATAGATGATCAAATGGATAAAGAATAAACTCAAATGTACTCATGATGACGCTTGGATATCTCGTAAGTTTGGCGAGTTAACAGTTAACGATATGGAGATAACCACGCTTCTGGCGTCTTTGAGGGATCGCGTCTCAAGAATCGAGAAGCAGCTTGAATATAAATCTAAGCGTAGACCACTTGCAAAAGAAACTGATAAGCAGGTAGTAGATTGGTTTTTCAGAGATAAGCACCGTTAACTAATGAAACAGATATGCTGCAAAGGAAAGTCTAATGGCCAAAACTAGATCGATAAGTATTGATCGCATAGTAAAGAAGCTTATTAAGGCCGGACTCATCAAAGAAGACCCTGATGGCTTTATAGGTAAATTCTCTATAAATAGAGATTCGCATCTTCTTACTGCTATTGAACTTGAGAAGTTTATCTTTGTACTGCATTTGGCTATGCCTGAACATAATCAAGAATGTATTGATATGCATCACTTTAAGTTTAGATTGATTGAAGATTAACTATGTATTTCGTTACAGACTCAAAAAGAAATTAAGGAATAAGCGTGAAATATCCTAAGATACATTCGCTATGGAAACGCCAGGGTTGGTACCTAGAAAAGGGTAAAAAGAATAACCCTGCATACCAATCAGGTAGGCAATCTTTCATAGTGGGTGACTACGCCATACCAGAGTTTGGTAACATAAAGACATGGTTAGTCCAAGAGAAGATTGATGGCATTAATATAAGGATTGAGTACTGCCGTGAAAGAGTTATCAGAGGCAATGATTTATGTACAATATTGAGTCTAGAGTTTAGTGGAAGAACTGAGGAAGCCATATTGCCTCATCCTCTCGATGACATTCTGTTTGACCATTTCACGCATGTTCTTTTAGAACAAGTGTTTCCTCTCGAGTTGGACAAAATTAAGAAAGAAGTAATTCTTTTCGGCGAAGGCTACGGTTCCAGAATACAAAAAGGTGGTGGTAACTATCGCAAAGATCAAAGCTTCATTCTCTTTGATGTTTATGTAGATGGTTGGTGGCTCAAGCAAGATGACGTAAAAAAGATAGCGGATAAACTTGGTATATCCTATGCGCCTATTATTGGCATCATGACTGAAGATGAAATAGCGGCCTATGTCAAATCTAAGCCACTGTCTTTATGCTCGGTAATACCACAGGTCATGGAAGGAATTATCGCTCGTCCTGAGCAGCTTCTATTGTTGCGCAATGGTGAGCCGTTGATGATGAAACTTAAGTGTAAGGAGTTCTAGTGAGTGTCAAGTACAAACTATTACCAAGGAGTGTTAGCATATGCGCAAGTTTTTACTGAAATTTCTACGAGATAAAAACTGTCTTCATGTGTGTCGTAATGACTTTATGTGCAATCCAAAAGCAGGATCAAGTATAATTTCAAGTAGGGCACCAACCATTGAAGACAAGGCGGTTCCCTATTCAACGTGGTACGTTAGGATTCCAAATGATGCACATGGGACTATCCATACAATTTGGGCAATGATGCCGGTTGGAAAAATTGAAGATGATGATAGACGATACGAATGGGTTAAATATCTCGGGGAATAACAGGTCAATATCGACACTTTTATGCATAAACTCTCTTTGAGGTTATTTACGCAAGACAGAAACATTGTCATAACTCATAGAAGATACTAATATAAAACTATGTTCTTTGGGCCTAGTCCCATATTAATTAGGAAACTGGATAAGTTCGCGCTCATTCAGTTTCCATCTTTGTCTTTGCCCTAAAGATTAAGTAATTCTAGATTGCGTAAACCCTCTTCTGGTTCTAGACTGACGATGAAGCAACAGTCTTGAAGCAAAATCCTACTATGCCAAAAGGCTATGAAGGACTAAAAAGAGAGGGTATGTAACAATGTCCCTATTTCCCGGTGATAATTATCAATACCAATCTCCTCATGATTTACGTCGTCTTGGTGAGATGGAAGCATTCTATGCCCAGGCAATAACTATATGGCAAACTTATTGGGCCGAAGCAGATACTGATCAACGATTCCTTGCAGGCGATCAGACTTTATGGAATGATATGTATGGCGTGGTGCCTATCAATCGTCGTCGTATGTTCAATTTTAACCGGATACGCCCATTGCACAATTCTCTCGTTGGTTATCAACGGCAGAATCGTAAATCCACTATAGTTATACCCGTAGAGAATGGTGACCAAGAAACAGCAGATCAATTGTCAAAAGTGTTGCTGTGGAACTCTCGCGTTGAGGGAATGCTTGAGACAATATCTGATGCATTTGAAGGATCAACGACTACGGGACTCAATCTTATAGAAATTTGGATGGACTATCGTGAAGATCCTATCAATGGCGCCATCAAATACTCCAACTGTGCCTATAATGAATTCATTATGGATCCGTTCTTCCGTAAAGCAGATCTATCTGATTGCAATGCTATCTGGAAACGTACTTATTTAACAAGACGTGAATGCCTTTCACTCTTTCCAGCCCAAAAAGAAACAATTATGTCTTTACAAGCTGAAGATTATCGTGACGGCAAATTCCAGTTTATGAGTGAAAATTATAATTATAGTACTAAGAACTTACTCTCTTATGATCAATACTATTATCGTACCTATCGTACCCAGAAACTTGTTGTTGATACTGAGACTGGTGATACTATGGAGTTCCGATCAGAAGATACTGATAAACTTAAACAATTTATGTTGCTCTATCCACAAGTAGAGGTATTAGATCAAGAGATAGCTACAGTAAATCTCTGCATTGTAGTTCAAGGGAGAGTGCTTTGGGATGGTCCACAACCTTCAGGTGCTGATGCTTATCCTTTTGTTCCAGTATTTACTTATTATTATCCACAGATGCCTTATGCACCATGGCGTTGCCAGGGTATCGTTCGTGGTCTTAGAGATGCACAGTTCCTCTACAATAGACGCAAAGTAATTGAACTTGATATCCTTGAATCACAAATATCATCTGGTTGGAAATACAAAGAATCTGCTCTTATTAATCCTGCTGATATATTCCTTCAAGGACAAGGTAAAGGAATAGCGCTTAAATCTACTGCGCAAATGACTGATGTTGAAAAGATACCTGCAGCTGATATACCACAGTCAAACCTTGCAGTATCCGAAGCTCTTGGTAAAGAAATGAACTATATAGCCGGTATCTCTGAAGAAAAACTTGGCATGGGCGCTGATGATATTGCTGGTATATTATCTATGCTTCGCCAAGGTGCCGGTCAAATAGCTCAAGAAGGGGTATTTGATCGCTTAGACTTTGCTCAGAAACTTGTTGGTCATCGTACATTAGATCTTATAATGCTCAATTGGACACCAGGAAAGATTAAAAAGATTCTCGAAGGCGAAGAACCATCTAATCAATTCTATAATAAGTTTTTTGCTAAATATCATTGTGCTGTTGAAGAAGGTATTAATACTTCTACCCAGAAGCAAATGCAATTCTCACAAATGTTTGCTCTTAAGCAAGCAGGGGTCGCTATACCTGATGATCAATTCATTGAAGCGTCTACGCTACAGAATAAAAAGAAAATTACTGATGCTATCAAGGCAACAAATGATCAACAAACAGAGATTCAAAATCTTCAAAATGATATGGATCTTCGAGATAAAGAAGCACGTATCAAATTAGCAGAAGCTAGAGCGGTTGCTGATGAAGGTCTTGGTGTAGAAAGACTGTCTCGTGTTGAAGAAAATAAAGCTCTTGCGCAAGAACGTAAAGCCGCTGCAGTTAAAGATAGAGATCAAGCTCTACTTACTATGGTTAGAACGCTCAAAGAAATTGATACTATGGACTTGATGCATATTGAAAAAGCGATAGCCTTGGTACAACAATTGAAACAGCAAGAAGCGAATCAAGAAGAATTTAATACGCCGCAGCAATCTGTGGCACAATCTCAAGGTCAAGCACAGACTTTGGGACAACAACTCGAAGGAGTAGGTGCATGATGGTATAAACTAGACTTTGTAGGTCTAGGACCTGCTCAGAATGTTTCTGTGTAGGTAGTTAGAGGTTTAATCCTTGTGCTCTTAGAGCACAGTTGCTACCGGAAAGGTATGATATGGCAATGAAGAAGAAACATCATTCATCTCATCATAGAGATGGCATGAAAGTGAGAGATTCTCGTTATGATGGTGAAGGTAGAGATGCAGGCATGGATGCCGGTCTTTATGCTGAACGTCATGGTGGAATGCTTCATGAAGATCACAATGAAATGGCCAATATGCCACAGAAAACAATGATCAAGCGGTACCCTATGCCTAATGAAGGATTACCTTCTACAATTGATGATACTATTGCTGGCATCGATAGTAACATTAGTGAAGGACATTCAGGCACAATGCGTCAATTGAATCGTAGAAAGAAGTCATAGTAATGCCTGCTATGCCACGACCTTCAAAAAGGGCGTGCGAGATTGCCTATAAAATATTGGGTGTGCCACCTAATATGGAAAGCAAGAAGACGCCTGAAGATAAGAAAATTGATGAAACACTGGCTTCCAATTTAGTCAGACGAGTACGATAATTATGGGGGGGCGGATTAAGCAACGTCCCCCTTTTTTAGGAGAGAATAATGGCTAAATGTTCATCTTGCAGTAAAAGTATTGCTAAGAAAAAAGTAGAAAAAGTAATGCATGAGTATAGCGAAGGAAAATTACATTCTGGTTCAAAAAAGGGACCTGAGGTAACCAATCGTAAACAAGCCATAGCAATAGCATTATCAGAAGGTAGAAAAGCTGCTAAGAAAGGAAGAAAGTAATGGCAAAGAAACTTTGGATTCAAGATGCAATTAAGAAGCCCGGTGCTCTTCGTGAAGAATTGCATATCAAAAAGGGCAAGAAGATCCCTAAAGCTACACTTGAAAAAGCGACTCATAAAAAAGGTGTTGAAGGCAAACGTGCACGTCTTGCAGAAACACTTGCTAAACTGAGAAAAAAGAAAAAGTAAAATGATGGCGTTTTTAATTTTATTGATAAGCAAACTAAAAAGGATAACTAAACGATGAATGTACTGTTATTGGCATCTTTCGTACTATTTACTACTCCATTATGTGCAAAACCATGCAAAGCAGTTAAAAAAATGATCGCTAAACCTTCAGCAGCTGCAATCAAGCATGATGGCTATATTGATACTGTAAAGCAAGATAAGAAACAGCGTTCTCCTTTACGCAAGAAGAATAAATAATTCACCCCTCGAGAGCGGCTAGTGTGTATCCCCGCCTAGCCGCGAACCTTAACTAGGTAAGTAATGGAAGAAAAGAAAAAGACTGCTGGGCAACTCTATCTTGAGAACATTCAGAAGCCTCAAGATGATGCTGATGCCCATGAGATTGTAGACCTTGCATTTAAGCATGAGGATAAGTTTCTTAAAAAGATTATTAAAGCAATCAAGGATTACTCTGCTAAGTATTCAGGATCGTTCTATGTTGAAGTTCAAGGCCGTGAGAACCTTATTGATCCTCATAAGTATTCTCCGATACCAGTTTGCCGACGCACCTGTCCTACGCCCACTAATATACAGACGGTCTATTACTATAATCGCATCTTAGATGATCTTGAGCTTTTATGGACTATTCCTAGCCGCAAAATATGTGATTGGTATAAAGAGAATTCATTGTGGATAGATAAAGATGATAGAAAAACATTAAATTATATACTCGATTTCTCTTCGGGAGATCTACTTAAGAAAGCACAGAAGCTTAATGGAGAAAAGCCTAATCAGCCTTCAGTAATAATCAAAATCTAGAAAGGATAAGATGGAAGAGATAGTAAAGACGCCAGCTCAGATCGCTGCAGAGATCCAAAGACAGATGCAACCTGAAGAACCACAAGAAGAACAACAAGTGCAAGAACAGGTACAAGAAGAACCGGAAGAACAGTCAGTACCACAACATGCAGCTAATGAAAACTTTAGAACTTTAAGAGAAAAAGCTTATCGTGCTGAATGGGAACGAGATCAAGCACTTAAAAGAACCTATGAACTGGAAGCTCGTCTGCAAAAACCACAAGATGATGAACCTGAAGTGCCGGTGTCACCTAATGATCTTGCAGAAGTGGGTTATATCGATAAAAGACTTCGTAAGATAGAACGTGATAATCAACAGAATTTGCGTCGCATGGCAGAACAAGCACTCGTCGATAAATATCCTGATTTTAAGGCTGTTTTTAATGATGCTAATATAGCTCAACTTGAGCAAATGCATCCAGGTCTTACCGTCAATACACAGGACTTTTATAGTAGTGCATCCTCAGTATATAAATTGATTAAGAATCTTGGTATATATAAGGATCAAACTATGAAAAATAAAGAAACGATCCAAAAGAATCTTGCTAAGCCACGATCATTAAATTCTGTTTCACCAACACGCGGTGATAGTCCATTATCTCGTGTAAATGAATTTGCTACTGGTGCAGGTGAATTTACAGCACAAGAGAAAGCTCGTATCTGGAAAGAGATGCAAGACGTTATAAATTCTCGGTAAGATACTATTCGCTAACTGATCTCGCACTGTCAGTTGTCCCACTTTGTGGTTGTCCCACTTAGTGGGATTGTTTTTTTGTAGAAGCAGACTAGACTGATCTTCGAGCTGTAACCGGGCCATCGCTCAACCCAAAAGACCGTAAGAAGCCTCGTCACCTTCAGTAATCCTTTCTCGGTAGTAGTAGGAGAGTGCGCCGATCTCCATAGTGTAATGTAAGCAATTCAACACATTTCCTCGTGAGGTCTCCTATGGCCATTACAACCACGAGTATTTTGCCTGCTCCGGTAAGCGTTTAATGAGCCGGATTAAAATTGTGAGTGATGGACTTGGATCTCTGACCGGGTAAAGCCGAAGACAACAAGGCGCAAGCATCTAGGGTAACCTAGAGGGCAGCGTGAACGACTAAGTCTCACAAACGCGAGAGCGTAAGCGATAGTCTAAACTTATAGGAAACTATAAGAGGGAGATTCGAAGCAGTTTCCCCGCCTCACATGAGGTTAGTAAGGCAAGCTAAGCCTGAAAGTAATAGAGCGCCAACAAACGTTTAGCAAGCAATTACTCGCTGTTCCAGTCCCTGCAATGATTCATAATCTTGCAGCGATGAGAAAGAGAATGCCACGTAATGGTGGTACAACCCTTCGTATGAGAAGGTATAATCCTTTAAATACGGCACCGGTACCTTTGGGTAATTCTGGTGTTACTCCTCCAGCGCAAATACTTACTTCATTAGATATCGATGCTCAGATTTCATTTTATGGAACTTATATCATTATCAATGAACAAGTTACTTTGCAAAATCAAGATCCAGTACTTACCGAAGCAGCTGCTCGTTTAGGCGTTTCATTACGTCAAACTGAAGATCAACTGACACGTGATGTATTGGTATCTACGGCATCGTTCATGAATGCGACTGGTGGATTTAACGGTGATAATCCTACAAATATTTCATTGTCTGACGTTCAGATGATCGTAAAGACATTGCAATATAACAATGCCCGTTATATCTCTGATTACATTCAAGGTAGCAATGAATTTGCGACATCGCCTATTCGTGATAGTTACTATGCGCTCTGTAATTCACAGTTGATTGGTAACCTTGATGGTGTTAACGGATTCGTAGCTAAAGCTCAATATCCTCGTCCTTCTTTCATGGATGATGAATACGGCTCTATCATGAATCTCCGTTTCTTCACTTCTTCTATTGGTGCTCAACTTCCATTTGCCTCTAATTTGGGTAATACCGTTTATCCAATTATTTGCGTGGGACAAGAAGCGTATGCCAATATCGAACAAGATGGTTATTCAGCGAGTTTCGTTTATAGCCCACCATCAATTGCCGGTGGACCATTGTTCCTGAATTCAACTGCTGGTTGGAAGATGGCGCTGGTACCTCGTCTCTTGAATGATCAATGGGCGTTGTCTCTTCGCGTAACTGTAGCTTAAGGAGAACATATGCCTATTGTTTCACAAGGAATGTTTATTGGTACAGGTTCTCCTGTAACCATTAATTTGATATCCGGTGTCAACTGGATGAATGTGTATAATATGACTGAATCTGCCGCTTCTAATGATTCTCATGGAGTATCATATTATTGGCAACTTGGTATGACGGCTAATGATGGAATTGTAACTTTAAGAAATAGTGATGCTTCTGCAGTTAATGTATCTACATCTGCTGCATTGACTGTTGGTGGATTTACTTATGTAGATTCTTCAATGAATGCGCCAGGGGTTTCTTTAGCATTTACGAGTATATCTAATGATTCTACTCCAGTAGTTACGGTAGCTTCTACCGCTGGATTAGCAACAGGTGATATTATTAGAATCTTCAATACTGTATCAGGACAACAACTTGGTGGTATTGATTTCTATATTGAGGTACTCAATGGTACTACATTCTCCCTTGCTAGTATGGCACAAATTGCTGCTACTGGAACTGGTACTTATAGAATCATCCCATTCCCTCCTCTGTTCTATCCTAGATCACGAGTGATTGGTGACATGATTAGTACCTATGATGGTGACTATATTCAGGTGGGTACTACAGTACCTCATGGTCTTACTGTTGGACAACAAATTAGATTTGTTATCCCTGCAGCATTTGGATGGGGATCATTGAACCAAATTCAAACAACCGTGTCAGTTGTTATTAGTAATTTAGACTTCGTAGTAAATGCTACTGCAGCTCAGTATCCAGGAACATTTACCTGGCCTACAACAGCTCAAGTGCCATTTACTCCTGCGATGATTATTCCTATCGGTGAAGCAGCATTTAATGGTGCATTACCTCCAGCAGGTAATGTTATGAATGCTAACTCACTTGATGATGCTACGGTCAATACTGGCTTTACAGGTATGCAACTTGCTTCTGGTATCACTTCTCCAGGTGGTTCTACAAGCGATGTTGTCTTCTGGCAAGCAGGTGTATCTGATTATGTAACGCTTAATCAACAGTAGAATGAATATTAATAGGGTGGTTTCGGCCACCCTATCCTTTTAATTAGAAAGGTATGTAATGGAAAAATTAGAAACGGGCACACTTGAAGCAGTTACTATTATCTCGGGTGAAAAACAAAAGCCAGGACCTAAAAAAAAGACTCCTGAAAAAGATGGACCACGGGATCTTACTCCAATTAAACCAACCGTTTTCACAGATCCAAAAGATCTCTATTACCAACGTGAACGAGATAATAAACTTGTGCGCGGCAAATTTATGTTCCTCGAGTGTCCCGGGGACGTACTTCGTTTCGCCTTCAAGAAATATAAAGAAGATCCATTGGTTTTCTATGAACTAAAAGATAATACTGTTTATACCTTACCACGCATGGTAGCTAAACATCTTAATGAGAATTGCTGGTATCCAGAATATTCCTATATTCAAGGAGAAGCTGGTGTCTATGAAACTCCATTTGCTGATGGTTCTTATGCGCGTGTTACTCGTAAAAAGCATCGTGCAGAATTCAAATCATTAGAATTTACTGATGAAGAACATATTGGACCAACACCAGATCTTGTGGTTGCATCTGCTGGTACAACACTCCATATAACTTCAACCGGAAGAAGAAACTAGTATGCCACGCTGCTATGTCATTCAATCTCCTACTTTTCAGCCAGCCATGACCTTGATTGCTGCTATTACTAATGCTTTTCCAGCAGTAGTAACTACTACATTCAATCATAATTATGGCACTGGTTTAGTAGTGCGATTAGATTTACCACTTCCGGTAGGCATGCAGCAAGCTAATGGTTTAGATGGTCCTATAATGGTGTTATCACCAACAACTTTTTCGATACCTATAGATACAACTGCTATGGATCCATTTGCAATACCAATGGATCCTAGTCCTCATGATAATATATGTGCTCAAGTGGTACCTATAGCAGAAGTGAATGAAATATTAACTCAAGCTACAAGGAACGTATTGCCGTTTAGATTTTAGGAGATGCAATGGCAGATTCGACATTAGCAGCCATACAAACAAAAGTACGAAGGCTGACTCGTACGCCGTCAACTGCTCAACTGCCAGATGCTGATCTTAATCAGTATATTAATACTTTCGTGCTTTATGATATGCCTGAACATCTTAGATTGTTCAATCTTCATCGTACATTCACGTTCTATTGTGAACCATATATAGATAGATATAAGACTGATACTATTGATCCTTCTTCAACATTTTATAACTTTAAGAACAAATATATTACCTTACAACCTCCTGTATATGTAGCTGGATTCCAGAGTCAATTTCTAGAATCGCGTGAACAATTTTATGCTATATATCCCGCTCTTAATGATATATTCCAGATAGGTCAAGGTAATGGCATCATTACTACTTTTACAGGAATTTTAACTAATGTTCCTGTTATAAGAGATAAAGTTCTCTTTTCTTCAGTAGCAACTGATGATACTGGACTTGCATTATATGATGATGGTCTTGGTAATTTAATAGGTAATGGAACGGGAACCATAAATTATGTTACTGGTGCCTATAATTTTACCTATAGTTCTCCTCCTGGTCCAACAACAGCAGTCAATTCTATGACAGTGCCTTATGTAGCTGCTATACCACAAGCACTTCTATTTTTTAATGGTGAAATAACCTTACGACCTATTCCTGATCAACCATATCGCATCAACATTGAAGCATTTGTTCAACCAACAGAATTATTAGCTACATCTCAAGATCCTGATCTTAATGAATGGTGGCAATATATAGCTTATGGTGCATCTAAGAAGATATTTGAAGATCGTATGGACCAAGATTCTGTTCAAATGATTTTACCAGAGTTTCTTATGCAACAAGATCTTGTTCAAAGACGTACTATTGTACAACAAACCAGTCAACGTACTTCATCAATATATTCTGATCAAACATCACTCAATGCTTCTGGTAATGGCTATTGGGGATGGGGATTTGGACAATTTTAAGGAGATTTTATGCCATCGATTACTTATTATCCAAGTATACCCCAACCTGCTGATGCTATAGCAGCATCCCAACCACAAATATTAGCTAACTTCACTGGTATTATGACGTTTGTTGATGTGAATCATTATGATTTTTCAAGTGATAATGCTGGTAAACATATGTTTGTATCGCTTCCCGTACAAGCATCAGCACCTAATACAGCAGCAGGAGAAGTGGCACTATTCTCTCAGACTTCTGCACTTACTGGCGTACCTGAATTAGCATTTCAACGACAAACTGCAGGAGCAATCATTGAATTTACCTCCGCTACGCTCACATCGCCCGGCTGGTCACGGGATCCATCAGGATTACTTAAGAAATGGGGCACTGCAACCATTACCGGCAATACAACATTCACGTTGCCCACAGGAGCAACCATACCGGTCTTTTCTACTGTCGTGGGTGTTATTGTGGTTCCGGTCTATTCTGGTGGAACTGATGCGAATTTGGCGGTATCTATTGTAAGTTATACTACAACAACATTTACGGCTTATGGATCACCAAGAACTACTACAGGACCTGCTGTTGTACCTTGTATTTATTGGGTTTGGGGGACTTAACATGCCAATGGACCGCTTTATGATTGCACCGTCTCAGACGGGTCTTGAAACAAGTTTAAAACCCTGGTTAATTCCGGATGACGCCTATGCACAGCTTATTAATGCTTATGTATGGCGTGGTCGCACTCGTAAAAGATTTGGTTCACGCTTTACTGGATCTCCTTCTATTGGTGGTGTTACCGCATCACTTTATTCTCGTGCATCTGTACCCTTGGGTTCAACTGATGGTTCTGGCGATGCTGCAGGGACAGTACCAGGTGCTTTATTTGAGATTGGTCAGCTGTTTTCTATAGGTAATGAGATCTTTACAGTACAGGCGCTAGGGACGCCTGTTGTTATGTTAACGACGGGAGCATCTACAACCCATACCTTTAATACGACAACAGGCGCTTATGTCTTTTCTGGTGCTGATATTAACACCGTGGTATATTACTATCCCGCTGAACCTATAATGGGTCTTGCGGTCTATGATAATGGTGCTGTTAATGATCAACCTTCATATGCGTTTGATACACAGTTTTCTTATAAATTTGTAAGTGGATTCTGGCAGCGCCTTGGGACAATGGTGCTTCATGGTGACAATTCGCAGTTTGTTTGGACGACTAATTGGCATTCTACAGATAATAGTACCGTGGTTCTTTTTATCAGTAATTTTAATGTTACTGTTGGTACTAATCCCTCTGTTAACGATGATCCTATTTATTATACTGATGACGGAACTAACTGGTATCCTTTTACCTATTCTCCTGTTGCTGGTAATGTTCCTTATACTATTATCGTCAACACATCAGGTACTTTAAGATTTGTTCAATCTGCGTTACTCATGGTTCCCTTTAAAGGATGTCTTTTACTGCTTAATGTAGTAGAGAATTCAGGTACGACTATAGATAATTTTGGTACTAATTTTTATACTACTGCCTCAACTAATTATGCTTATCCTAGCAGGTGTCGTTATTCGTTTATTGGTAGTCCATTTGCTGATAATGCATGGCTAGAAATAAATCAATCTTATGATCCTGGATCAGGTACAGTAACGGGAGCCGGTGCTGGTTATATTGATGCATCAACTGAAGAAGCAATCGTTACTTGTGGATTTATTAAGGATCGTCTTATAGTTTATTTTGAACAAAGTACTTGGGAAATAGTCTATACAGGTAATCTTATTAGACCTTTTGAGTGGCAGAAACTTAATACTGAACTGGGATCTGATGCTACATTCTCTATAGTTCCTTTTGATAAGATGTTACTTGCTGTAGGAAATACTGGTGTACATTCATGTAATGGTTCAAACGTAGAACGTATCGATCAAAAGATTCCTGATCTTATTTTTGATATATCACAGATGAATGCTGGTATTAATCGTATTCAAGGTATACGTGATTATTTTTCTGAAATGGTTTATTGGACTTTTGCATCTAATAGTTTAACTCCTTCAGAACCCTTTCCCAATCAAGTACTTGTGTATAATTATGTAAATAATAGTTGGGCAGTTAATGTTGATACATTTACCTGTTTTGGTTATTACCAACAACAACAAATAACTACTTGGGAAAATTCTTATGAAACTTGGCAAGAATCTGAATGGCAATGGCAATCAGGTGTAGGAGAAGGTGGTTTCCGTCAAATTATAGCGGGTAATCAAGAAGGATTTTTACTCTTTATAGATTCTGATATAACGGTGAATGCTCAATCATTACAGATAACTAATATGAGTTATAATGCAGCCGGACAACAACTTACTCTTACTATTATAAATCATACGTTAAGTCTTGGTGACTATATTAGATTGGAATTTCTCACGGGCATTACGCTAGGTGGTCAAGGTATATATCCAGTCCAAGTTATAGTAGATGCTGATACGATTATCGTAGGATTAGTTCCTTCATTTGCGGGTAGTTATCTTGGTGGTGGTACTGCGGGTCGTGTATCCAATATTCAGATACTTACTAAACAATGGAATCCTTATGTTTCTCAAGATAGGAATGTGTATATACAGAAGATAGATTTCTTGGTGGATTCAACTTCTGATGGTCAGCTAACAATAGATTATTTTCCTTCAACTTCTGCGGTATCGATGCTTGAGGATGGTGCAACTACTGGTGCTCTGGTAGGAACAGGCGTTCTTGAGACCTATGCTTATCCAACAGTTCCCTTTGAGCAATACCAGGATCGTCTTTGGCATCCTGTTTACTTTCAGACTGATGGACAATGTGTTCAATTATTTATAAGCATGTCTCAAAGCCAAATGATGGATCCATTAGTATCGCAATCTGATTTGCAGATTCATGCTATGACGCTTTATACTTCACCTACAACATCAAGGTTACAATAATGGCTATCAACTCCAATACAACGAGTGTTGGTTTATTTATACCAACTACTTTTATCTTTGATGTTGCTGAGCTTAATCGCGATAATAAAGAATCTTTTAAAGAACTTATTATTAGACTTACGCAATATATTAATACGATAGCTATAGCAGTTAATCTAAAGGAATCCGGTTATTACTATCAACAGGAATTTGTTAATGGACAAGCATTCTTTCCTAATCCTGCATTGAATTCTACTACTGCAACTCAACCCGTATCAAGACAAGCATATCGTATGGTAGTTAATTTTGGTGCTCTACCTGATAATGCTACGACATCAGTAGCACATAATATTCCTATTAACGGATCAACTACCTTTACTCATATTTATGGTGCTGCTACTAATACTACAACGCTTGATGGCATTCCACTTCCCTATTCAAGCAGCACATCTAATGATTGCATAGAATTATATGTTACTTCTACTGATGTGGTTATAACAACTTCGATTGATTATTCTGCTTATAATGTGACATATATAGTCATAGAGTATTTGAAATCCTAAGAAAATCCCCGGAGCGTAGCGATACATTCCGGGGAAAAAAGGAGAAAGTTCGTAAGCAGCTATGTGTAATAGGAGCCATACACATTCTAAACAGGTAATGTAGAAAAATCCACAAGCTTTTTCCACTGGCTGTACTATAGTAATCAGGAAGCAAAAAACGATATTCAGGAGAGAAGTATGGCAAATTATAACCTAGAACAGATACAAGCAGCGCTTAATACGGCTGGCTTACCTTTAGATCAAGCACAATCGGTACTCAATCAATTACAAGGCGTAAGAGATGTAACTACAAGAGAAAATTTAGTTGCCCCTGCTGGTACTGATTTATTGTCTCGTGTTCTTGGAAATGCTCGTAGTACAAATATAACTCGCACCGTTCCTATAGCACAACCAACTGCTATTGGACCACAAGCTCCTACAGAACAACCAGGACAAATGTTTGCTGGTGGTGCCGGTGGTGGTGCTGGAGCTCCGCCTCCTCCGCCTCCCCCTCCAGGTGGTGAAGATGCTCAATTAAAAGGATTCGTGGATGCATTCAAATTAAGATATCCCGCTCTTACTGCAGATATTGATGCTGCAGTTGCTGCTAATACATTGACGGTAGATACCATTAGAGATCTGCTCAATACATATCCTCCTCTTTCTGATAAGAAAGTTCGCCAAGCAATTGCTACACCACAACAAGGACAATTTCAAAGTGCACAAGCAGAACAAGGACAAAGAGCTCCTACTGCTCAAGAATTACAGAAACTTAGTGCCGAATGGGATGCCTTACCTGGTTCAGTAAAAGCACAAGAAAAAAGCAAAGAAAATTGGATACAAAAAATATGGCGAGAAGGTAAAGAATTTGTTCGTGGTACTCCAGCAGAATTACTTACCTTTGAGAACTACAATCAACCACAACGCAATGCCATTGGTGAAACACTTAATTCTGCCATGCAAGGAATTCGTGGCAATCAATATGATTTTGAACCTATAGCAGCAGAAGCTCGTCATAACTTTTTTACCAAGGATATTCCAACACTTGCCCATAGATTTATGGCCCAAGGTAAAAATACTCGAAGAGCATCCGATACACAGGGTGCTTATGGTGCTGCCGCAGCTAATCTTGAACGTGGATTGGCGTCATTGAGATCACAATATAATCTTCAACGAGAACCAACTCAACACGCAAAACTTCAAACAGGTCTTACTCCATTACGTCAAAGTATATTTTCTCCAGCAACAGGAGGGTTAGCTCAAGCAGCAGCTGCCGGACTAGGTTCTTATCTTAAGGGAGCATTATAATGGCACAATTAGCACCACCACGAATACAAGTTCTTAATAGGGGTCTAGGATCCACTGCTCAATCACTGGGATCTGCTTTGGGAACTGGATTAGGAACTTTCGCAAAGACAAAATTAAAGGATATACAAGCTAGGGATCCAAACTCAGATGCGAACAAAAAGAAAGAACGCAATAGATCTGCATTTAAGAAATTTAATATTGATGATGAGACAATTGAGTGGTTATTAGATCAAACACCAGCGCTTCAATACAAAACTATTAATGAATTTCTTAATAAAAATCCAGAAAATGCTTCTCAAGGTATTCATGCTATTTATAGTGATCCTGAATTACAAAAGGATTTAACTGATCTTAAGGCTGAAGCTGATCAAGAATCAGGAACAGGCCAAAAAGTCTTTGCTTCCCCATTAGATAATGCTACTGAAGGACCTCCAGGAACTAATCCAATTCTTCAAGAAGCACCTGACCTTACTCAAGCAGAAGCTCTTGCTGGTGGCAATAGACTTAATCCCTCACAACAACGCCCTGCACAGATCGCTGCAAAAGCTGTAGCTACAGAAACACCTCCGCCGCCTAAAAAGGCAAATTTGGCAGAATTTCTTCGTGCTGGTGGTGGTGCTGGAAATGCGCAAGAAAAGGAACGTAGTGCCGCCCAAAAGGTTCACGATGATGCAATATCAAGTCAATTTAATAATCTTGATGAAATCATAGATGTAATTGATGGAATGGAAGATATTGTAGATAAGATAGATACTGGACCAACCGTGGCATTAAAAGCCGCATATGCACCTAAATGGCTTCCTAATGAATATACTGAATCATTTGATAATGGGGCAGCTCGCTTGGTAAATCTTACCTCTGAAGGTGTAAAGGGTGTTGCAAGCAAGTATCGAGTTCAGAACATACAAAAAGAAAAACCAGGTGTTGATCATAGCATTAATGTTAATAAACAAATTCTTAAGCGCATCAAGAAGCAGGCAGAAGAGAAAAAGAAGTCGTTACTGAACAATTATCCTAACTTATATACCCCTCAAGAAAGAGAGGCTCGATCTCCACAAGGGGAAGAATTTGATTCTCTTGCTGATATTACTGATCAACAAGTTGGTGATGAAGCATTTGAAAATGGTGAATGGAAAGTATGGACCGGGAAACGATGGGCACCTAGGAAAGGAGCTCGATAATGCCAGTAATATTAGTACGACGTAATAGAAATAAACCAGAACAAAACCAATCTATTTCTGACAACTCATTAGTGCGCGGAATTGCTCGGGGTGCTGCGAGAGCCGCTGAAACTGGCCTTGGTTATATTGGTGATATAGGTAGAGGTATTGCGGCTGCTAATGAAGGCAATCCTTTTAATATAATAAGTAAAACCAAGAATATAGTGGCAGAACCAACATCGCGTATAATCCGTGAGAAGGTTACAAAAAAACTTACCGGACAATATCTAGAACCCCAAAATACTATCGAACGCATAGCTGATGAGGTTGCATCGGACATCCCATTACAGCTTATTTCTGGAGGTCTTTCTGGACTTGGAACCGCTGCCAAGACTGTGGGAAGATCTATTGCTGCCAATACTGTAGGACAAAATCTAAAGGAAACGGGCGCGGATCCCTTTACTCAATTTGCAGGTAGTTATCTTGCTGGTAAGGGCTTTGCTAGTTTAACCGGTGGTGGCCTTACTAAAAAGATAAAGAACTTAGCTCAAGCACGTAAGGTTGAAGACTACAAGAAAGCTGATGAAGCTGGGAGAAAAATAAATATTTATGTTCCCAAATTAAATCCAGCTCGAAATGCCCTCAAAACAGAATTAGATATCATTAAAAAGGCAGTAGAAGATAAAAAGCCATCTCTTCCATGGCGTAAACCACTCATAGAAGATATAGAAGACCTACAGTATAAAGTTGCAAAACGCACGTCTAAAGTATTAGATATGAAAAAAGAACTTACTGAGTTTAATGAGCAATTTCGTAAAGCGGATGAACCAAAAAAAGTATTCTTACGTTGGATCAATAAGACTTTGGGGAGAAGCGAAGAAGGATTTCTTGGAAAAGTTGGTGCTCAGTATCCTGAGTTTGGCCAGCCATATAATACCGCACAGGATATCCATATAGCCGAGAATTTTAATAAAGATTTCCGTAAGATGATCCACAAGAATCCAGAACTTTCAGATATTATAACAAGCGGTGCGTTGAAAACCGCCTTAAAAGTTGGAGCAAAAGCTGGTGCTAAAGCTTTAAATAAGAGCGCACAAAGCCGATTGAATTTCTGGCGCGGTGCTTATAATAATAATGCTAACTATTGGTTCAATGAACTGGGTAAAGCCGCTCTTCTTGAAGAAAAAGTTCCTTTTGCTAATGCTTTAAGGCAATTGAATGCTATAGCATCTCAATCCGAACAACAAAAAAATGAAGAACCTAAAGGCAAAGTAATATTGGTTCGTAAATCTAAGAATCTCGCATAACTAAGTATGTAGCACCGATTACTACAAATGCGATGCTATATACTAGTATAGTTAATATAGGTGCATATTCTCGTATAGTATCTGATGGTATCATTATTGAACGTCTCTATCTTTCTTTATTTGCTGAAGCACTGCTCGTAGCACATATGCAGTAACCGATATGTTATGCATAGTAGCTTGTATACGTATTGTTTGATGTATGTCCAGTGGTATTAACATTGATAATCTTTTTTTCATAGATTACTCCTTGTTGTAAATGTATCAATGAACCAAGATTTAGTCTATGAGATTGCATAAGGTCTAATTAGGTCTAACTTAATCTCAAGTAGATCTTGAAGCAGATCTAGGTCATTTTCAATCCCATTTTCAGGAGAGTAGTATGGGAGTAAATCTTACGAATCTTACAGCATATGGTCTGTCTCAGCCTCTTATTGATGTAATGTCACCACCTATTGTGGCAAAAAGAGCACCTAATACCAATGATTATGCACCTGTTGGTACTATATGGACCGAACCTTCAACCGATTCTGTATGGATAGAATCTGGCATTATATCTAACGTAGCTAATTGGGTTAATGTTTCTGGTGGAGCTGGATCATTTTCTTCGCTTACTGTGACTCCTGGTCCTACTTCTCTTACAGGTATAGTAACCATGAATGCTGGTGCAGGAAATGCCATTCATATTGGTATTGATGCAACAGATCATCCAGTATCTATTGGTAGTTTTACTGGTGCTTCTCAATTAAGTCTTGGAGCAGGTACTGCAGGAGCAACTCTTTATACTGCCGCTACAGGTACTATAATTATTGGTGCTGCTAATATGACAGGTACCGTTACCCTTGGTAGTTCAACTGTAGGTCAAGCAATCAGAATCGGTACAGGTTCAGCAGCCAATGTTGTTACTATCGGTAGTCGTACTAATGCTGCTAATACCATTTTATATGGCGGTACAGCAGGTATTCAATTAGCTACTTCAGTGACTGGTACTATTTCCATAGGTGATGATCCTATGACAGGTATCATAACATTAGGTCAGTCAACAGCAGCTGCTGGTCAAACAATCAATATCGGTAATGCTATAAATACTGGCGCACAGATTATTAATATTGCATCAGGTAATGCAGCTGGCGTTACCACTGTTAATATCTTAAACGGTGTAGCGAGTGCTGGATCTCAAAATCTGAATATTATGAATGAAACTGCTGGTCTTCCAGGATTCATTAATATTGGTACTGGAACAGCTGCTCATACCGTGAGGATCGGATCATTTACTGGTGCCGCTACAACAACCATTCTTGGTGGAACAGGTGGCGTAGTATTATCTGCTCCATTCGTTTCTCTTAGTGGTCCAGTTTATATATATACAGGTTCTGGAGCTCCTGCAAATGGATTAGCATTACATGCAGGTGATCTCTATATCAATACAACAGCCTCTACTACAACTACACGACTCTACATTGCAACGGGTGCTGGTGCTTGGACATACTTCACATCGAATGCTTAGAAAATTATAACCATAGGGCAGCTAACTGACTGCCCTTTAACTATAAAGGATGATGTATGCAAATCGGACATTTTGGTGCGGTAAGCATTGAAGCAATCAAGGGTGACTTTAAGTACCAATATTTGGTACCACTAAATTCTCCTTGGGATGATTCGATTACCATGTTGGATGTTTTCAAAGAAAAGATTCTTACCTTGCGTAAAGAAGCTGAAGAAAAACAGAAAAAAGAAGTAGAAGCTGCTGCGGCCACGAACCAACCAACAGCTTCATAGTGAAGTAAAAGGAGAGTAGTAAGAAGCACTCCTCCTTTAGGAATTTAAACTAGCAAGGAGAGTAGTATGGGCAATACCGTTCTTTCAACACGTATGGCATGGGATACCCTTAGATTCTTAGCAGAAGCAGATATATCTGGTACTTATGCTTTTGTAGGAACATTTTTTAGTGATCCTGTTCGTATCTTAACAATAACTAATGATACTAATGCTCTTCTTACTTTCACTGATGATCCTACAGGCGCTGTAGATAAATTTGTTATTCCTGCATATACGGCACGCATATGGGATATGAGTACTAATCAAGCTGCTCCTGCAAAAGCTATATTCCTTCCACAAAATACTATTATTTCTGTTAAAGGAACTCCTTCGGCAGGAACTGGAGTTTATATAGAAATTCTTTACGGCGCCAATTAAGGAGTAACTATGTCACAAATTACAAGTTATGGTTTATCGGGCGATGTTCCTGTACTTACTCTTACTGCTGATAGTGGCGGTGCAATAGCGCCCGTTGGTGGAACGATAATTATCCATGGTGGTACAGGTATCACTACGTCAGGAGCTGGCAATACAATAACTATTACAGCTACTGGTACTACATTCCTGCATTATACATTGGTAAATACTACACCATATGTTGTTGTATCTACTGATGATTATCTTGGTGTGGATTGTTCTGGCGGTGCAATTCAAGTCAATTTACCCAATGCTCCAGCAACTGGTCGTGTGTTTATCATCAAAGATAGTACTGGATCTGCTGCTGGTAATCATATAACTATTACTACGGTAAGTGGCCTAGTAAATATCGATGGAGCGCATACTTTTGTTATGAATACTGCCTATGAAGCCATAAGTGTACTGTTCAATGGTGCAACCTACGAAGTTTATTAGGAGAATATAATGGCATATAAAAGAATTAGCCCTACTCCAATAGTAGAAGGTGGTACCAATGCTACTAGTTTTGGTACTACTGATGGTGCTTTATATTTTGATGGTACTCGATTAGTAACTACTGCTACTGGCAGCCTTGGTCAATTATTGACTTCTAATGGCGTTGGATTTGCTCCTACATTCCAATCAACTGCTATTAATAAATTCCCTATTACACCTTATGTAGTTGGACCTGTAGGCATTGGTGGTTATCAAACTATTCAATCTGCTCTTGATGCAGCTTATCTTGCTGGTGGTGGAGCTGTATGGGTTACTCCAGGTACTTATACTGAAAATCTTACCCTTTATTCTACTACCCAACTTGTAGGCGCTGTAGGTAATTCTGATGCTTCTGGTACAGGAAGTGATGTAACTATCATAGGTACACATACTCCTGCATCAACTGGATTTCTTGGTATATCTAATATTAATTTTATAAGTACAGGGGATATCCTGGCCAGTACAGCTGCCGGTAGTTCAATAATTATTCTCCAAAATTGTCTCTTTAATTCTACTCTTGGTTGGACATTTAATGTACCAAATTGGACTGGTAGTTTAGCAATTTTTAATTGCCAAGATAGTAGTACTGTCAATGGTATTGTAAATAATACAGGCGGTGCTCTTTGTTTCTTCCAGAATTCAAATATGGGAGTACAAACAAGTCTTACCGTTAATAATATGATTACGAGTGGTGTAACAGTTCTAAAGTATATTGATATTGCTTGTCCATGGACAAGCCAAGGTGGAGTATTTCAAGCGGATGGTTGTGTATTTGAACAAACCGTTCTTGTCTCTAGTACAGCTAGTGGTGAATTCTCTACATGTCGATTTACTACAGGAACTACACAAGCTCTTACTCAATCATCTACTGGTACCATTGCACTTGTTTCATGTGTTATTGATAGTACAAATGCAGCCGTTATTGGGGGTTCTGGAGCCGGTACTATTACTATGGGCGGTATAACCTTCCTTGAAGGAACTACTATTGCTGGTACTTTAACGGTAACAGGTGCTGGTGGTTTCTTACCAGCTGATTTTGGTACATCTACTTATGTATTTACTTCCAATGGTCCAGGAGTAATTCCTACTTTTCAAGCAGCTCCATCAGGTGGAATTAGTACGATTGATGGAGATGCTGGTACTCCTATTACTGGATCAATAATTACATTAACTGGTGGAACTAGTGGTGCAGTATTTATTGGTTATTCAGCTACAGCAACTATGAGTTTTAATTTGATTAATTTACCAGATACTTCGAACCCAAATTTAGGTGTATATGAAATTAAAGGTGATGCATTTTTACATGCTTATCCTGGGGTAAATAATGCCAATATTTGGCTTGGAATTTTAGCAGGTAATTTTTCTTTTACACCTACTTATGTATATGACTGTATAGGAATTGGAGCTGAAGCTTTAAGAAGTATAACATATGGTGGTCCTGCATTAGCAATAGGAGGTGAAGCTGGTCTTTTTGCATTAACTCCATCAAATTTTATAGCTATTGGTTTTCAAGCATCATTGAGCAATGCCCATCCTTATAGTATTGTTAGTATTGGTGATGCTTCTGCATATACCGATGCTTCTGGAACTAACTATGTTTCAATAGGAACTAATGCTGCTTATTATATAAATGGCGGTAATAATAACGTATTTATTGGAGCAAATGTCGCTTCTGCTTATACCACTACTGAATCTTCTAATATCATTATTGGCGATTCGGTACCTGGAGTTATTGCTGAATCAAATACCATAAGAATTGGAACACAAGGTACAGGAACGAGTCAGCAATCTACTTGTTATATCGCAGGTATTTCTGGTGCTACTATAACAGGTGCCCAAGCAGTTGGCGTAACTTCTACAGGACAACTTGCTGGACCAACAATTCTGAATAATTCTGCTCAACCAGCATTCAGTTATTATTTAACTTCTACACTCAGCGATGTTACAGGGGATGGAACCACATATAATGTAGCGTTTGATACCGCTATATTCGATCAAGATAGCAATGTTACCGCAGGAACCACCTTCACTGCGCCTGTTGCTGGGGTATACCTTTTTGCTGTGTCTGTATTAACTCAGAGTGCTACTACCGCAAATACATGTGTATTGCAATTGGATACTACTTCGTTTTTATTTAATAGTAACAGTTATTCGGCCATGGATAATGGAGATTTCCCCATTAATTATACTGCGTTGGTAAAGATGGCCATGGGAGATACGGCTACGGTAAATCTTATTGTGGGTGGAGGAGCAAAAATTGTTGGTATATATGGCGCTTCGGGTGACCCAAGAACAACATTCAGTGGCTATTTAGTCGCCTAAGGAGTAACCATGATTTCAGGCCAAAATCCTCTAAGTGCC